AACTAAGAGATTAGATCGATTCAAAAAAAGATTCAATGACAAAACAGAGTGTTTAGAAACAGGAAATGTGACATGGATCGATATGATCGAGCAGGTCAGAGAAGAAAACAACATTAAATTAGATCTTAGAAAGAACGATGTAGTGATGGCATGGAGGAAAAAATAATGGTAAACAAGAAAGAATTTGAAGGTTACATCTGTGAGATCACCAATAAGCCAATCAGAGAGATGAGATTATGTCCGGACAAGCAGCAGAAGTTAAAGGTTCGGATCAAGTGTGATAAGGGATGCATTTATTGTGAGAAGGAAGTGATCGATAATGACCGATGAAGAAAAAAGAATGGTAGAATTTAACAACTACATAGATGGTCTGATTAAATTTATGAATGGGGAAAATGATGACTTTGAACCGATTCCGATACCAAAGGAAGTTGATGATGAAATGCAGAAAGACCGTTTCTATTAATTGTTAAAGAAAGTTAAGGATTAACTAATATATCATTTAATACATCAATTAATAAAACAATACAACAGTTGATGTATCAGCTGGAAGGAGAAGAGAATATGATTACAAAGACACAATTCAAGGATGCAGTTAAAAAGACAATCATTTGTACAATTATGAATCAGCCAGAAATAATTTATAATCTGGACCAAGATGAAGACGGAGCTATGAAAATCTTGGTAGGATTTTATAAAAGACTTATTAAAAAATTATATAGAAAAAGAGGCGAATTAAAAGATTGTAATGAGATAAATGAAATATATGTTATTGCATTTGAATGTTTATACAAAGAAGATGGAGAAACACCAGCTTATGTAATTTATGAAGAAAATATGCTTTGTTTATCAAGCATTAATGCACTAACTCAAATGTGTCAAGAAGTAATAGATAATTATTATTGTGAATTAACAAGCGAAATCCAAAAAGAACTAGAGGAAGAGTAATGGGCAAAGTAAGACAAAGATTAGGAAAAGCCTACATCCATACAAAAGAAGAATCCATCCAGAGTATCATCATTGATGCTCTGGTGGGTTCCGGATATGACGTGGATGTTGAGGTTACAGATAACGGAACAGGAAACGAAGTAGTATCATGTGAGATTTACGATGTGGGGGGGGGCAGTAAGAAATGATAACAACAAAAGATGCTGTAAAAGTATTAAGTTTAACACTAACAATCGTATGTTATGGAATTTATTTTTATTCCGACCGAAAAAAAGATTGCTATCAAGCTATTAAATTTTTGATACTGGGATCAATCATGCAGAATGTAACATTCCACTTGGAATAAAGGAGCGTTAAGAATATGGGAAAGACAATAGAGAAAATAGAAAGAGTGGTGAAAATGCTAAATGGACGACACATGCCAAAACCTTACGAAGTGTACAAACACTTTAAAGGGAACTTATATGTTGTCCTTAATGTTGCTCGCTATACGGAGACAAATGAATTACTTGTAGTATATGCTGCTACAAAAGAAATGCAAAGAATCTATGCAAGACCATTACAGATGTTTATGAGTGAAGTAGATCACGAAAAATATCCAGATGCAAAGCAAAAATACAGGTTTGAAAATATGATGGAGGGTTAATTTATGATCGTTGGATTTTTAAGCGGATTAGTTATTGGAGCAGTAGCAGGAGTGGCAGTGATGTCACTCTGTGCCGCAGCGAAAGAGAGGGATGAGTTATGACAAGGGAAGAAAAGATAGATGAATTATACAATTTTTGTAATATGCATGATAGCTGTGATCAATGCGAACTTGATGATCTTGCATCAGTTTGTGAGTTTGAGGATATGTGTAATAAAAAGATTGATAGATTTTATGATGTGATGGTCGGGCATGAAACTAAAGTAGGAGATGATGCGAAAGAAAAAACTAAAACTGTCACTGAAAATCTTACAGGTGTCGTGAAAGAAGAACCGAAGACAATAACAGAATTTTTTGATGAAATAAAAAGCAACATCTGTGATAACTATTGCAAGTATCCAAGTGAAATAAAAGACTATGATGAGCTGATAGAAACAGTATGCAGCAAATGTCCGCTGCGAAAGTTGAACTAATTATTAGATTAGTTGAAATATTAGTTGAAGAATAAGTCGAAGGAGTTGATACATAAATGGCATACAAAGATTGTCCGTGCCTAAATTGTAAAGATAGATCACACGGATCAAAGAGAGTTGCTTGTCAGACAGGATGTGAGAAGTATCTTTCCTGGAAGGCAAAGGAACAGGAATTAAGAAGAAGAGAGAAAGAATCACGGCCTTATTACTCAAATGCAAGAAAAGCGATCATAAGAAACCGCCAGATGAAAAGAAAGAGCGGTAGGCAGATATGATTGATCCATGCAAAGCCTGTGCAGAGATAACCTGCATGGGCATTTGTGCCGATCGGGCGCATTACAAACAAGAGTACCAGGAAATGACAGACCGGATAAGGCAGCAGATAATAAATCGTAACAGGAGGGGAGAACGTGGACAAGAACGTACTGATCCAGTATTGTGACATGAAAGAAGAAATTAAAGATTTAAGGAGAAGAATCACAGAGACTGAAAAGCAGATCTGGAAGATTGCAGAAGAAGGAACTGTAAAAGACACAGTAAGCGGCGGCATGGGTGGAATACAGCACTTTGTTGTTGAGGGTATGCCAGTACCAGAACTTAGCAGAAAGAGGCTGCTGCTTAATAAACGAAAAGCTATGTTGATCAAAAAGGAAAATGAACTTTTAGAATTAACAAATCAAGTAGAACAGTATATAAGTAGCATCGAAAAAAGTGAATTGAGAACTATTTTCCGTCTGTATTATATTGATGGAATGACATGGACACAGGTAGCGCACAGGATGAATGCCATGCATCCTAAAAGAAAGATTGCGTACAATGAAAAGAATCTGCAGAAGAGAAATGAAAGATTTTTTGCAGAAAATGAATAAATGTCGCTCACTGTCGTAGGAAAAAGGTTTAATATATAAGCTAAGGAAAAATGATGAATGAATATTCATAATTAATCCTCTTCTTTTTACTTATGAATGAACTCGGGTGATCTTCGGACCCCGAGTCTTTTTATGTCTAAATTTAGAAAGGATGGTAACGAATGAAACAGTACATTGGAACAAAAATCGTTAAAGCAGAACCGATGACAAGAGGTGATTATAACAATTATCGAGGATGGCAGATTCCTGCAGATGAAGATCCGACGGATGAAGGATACTTGATGGAATATGAGAATGGACATGAGCAGTGGTTGCCAAAAGAAATGTTCGAAGCTGATTATATCGAATATGACAAAAACAAATTACCGGCAACAGCTGTTGGCATGATAAGTACAGATTATAAAGAACGTTTCAAGGCAGAATATGCTCAGTTAGTAATTCGTTATGAAGGATTAAAGGGAATGCTTAAAAAGTGGGATGATGGAACACTTGAGTTTGAACCAACTTGCCCACGTAGCATTTACAACATGCAGATCAAAGCAATGTCTGAGTATATTGCAGTGCTTGAAGCAAGGGCAGCGATTGAAAATGTAGATTTGATGTCTGAGTAAAAGGAGAAGCAAAATGATTATTACAGGAATGGATCACTTTCAGAGTGTTTGCAAAAGAAAAATGGTTGATTGGTATAACAAGAGCGATAACCAATACAAAGGACTTAACGACGTTCAACCGATTGATCTGAGTAATGTATTTGTTGTATGGAGCTGCAAGACCTTGCAAAATTACAAATGCCTGGTATCTACTACAGTAAGTGGGGACGGTATCTATGCAGAATACACGTACAACGGAGACAAACAGGAACTATATGAGGACGCGTATAAGAAGCTGACAAATACATGCCACACAGAAGAATAAAAGCTGGAGTAATCCGGCATAAGGACCTCTAGCTCAGTTGGTCAGAGCAGTCGGCTCATAACCGATCGGTCCAGGGTTCGAGTCCCTGGAGGTCCATTTAAAAGAAAGGAGTGAGTCTGAATGACGGAAAAACAAAAAAGATTTTGTGACGAATATCTGATTGATTGTAATGCCACTCGGGCTTACAGAGAAGCATATCCTAATTGCAAGAAAAATAGTTCTGCAGATGCAGCAGCAAGAAAATTACTCGGAAATACTCGGATTCGAGAATATATTGATAAAAGAATGGCAGAGAAAAATGAAGCATTGATTGCGAAGCAGGATGAAATATTGCAGACACTGACCAGAGTTTTACGTCGGCAGGAGATGGATACAGTGGTTGTTACATGTAAAGAGCGGAGGAGTGGATATGACGAAAAAGGCAAGAAAGTGATTACCGAGAAAGAAGTACCGCAGTTGGTGCAAGTACCAACAAAGGTGAGTGATTTAAACAAAGCCGCGGAGCTTTTGGGTAAGAGATATGCATTGTTTACTGATAAAGTTGAAACTGATGTTGACATGGATCTAAACATTACGATCGACTATGGTGAGGATGATACTGGATGAAGATAAAAGTACAGGCTAATCCTTGTTTTAAAGAAGTCGATCGCAGTAAAAAACGATACATCGTGATGAAAGGCTCTGCCGGATCCGGAAAGAGTATGGATACAGCACAGCATTATATCCTAAGGCTCATGAGTGATCCTGGCCGAAATCTTTTATGTGTCCGAAAAGCGGATGTAACAAATAGAGATAGCACTTTTGCAGAATTGCAGGGTGCTATTTTTCGTATGTTCGGAGAACAGTATAAACGATACTGGTACATCAACGCATCAAATATGATCATAGAATGCAAGTGTAATCACAATCAGATCATATTTAGAGGAGTGAATGATGAAAGGCAGAGAGAAAAGCTGAAATCAATCACATTCAAGCGAGGGAAACTTACTGATGTTTGGATAGAAGAAGCAACAGAGATCACACAGTCAGATTTTGAAATCATCGATGACCGACTGAGAGGCGAACTTCCAAAAGGACAGTTCTATCAGATCAGGATGACATTTAACCCTGTATCAGCACACCACTGGATTAAGAAAGTGTTCTTTGATCGTACTGATCCTGATGTACTCACACACCAGTCAACTTACGAAAAGAACCGATTCATCGATGAAGCATATCACAGACGAATGCTAAGACGTAAAGAGGTAGATCCAGAAGGATACAGAGTCTATGGTCTTGGAGAATGGGGAGAAGTTGCAGGTTTGATCCTTAAAAATTATGTCATAGAAGAATTTGATCGTACACCAGAACGCTTTGATTACATGGTAAATGCACAGGACTTTGGATTTAACCATGCAAACTGTATTGGGGAGGTTGGGTTCAAAGATGGCGATCTGTACTTATGCCAGGAACTCTATGTCTACGAAATGGACACAGAAGAAATTATCAAAAAGGCAGCAGGGAGATTCAACAAGAAACTTCGTATGTGGTGTGACTCTGCGGAACCAGATCGTATCAAGATGTGGAAGAAAGCAGGATATAGGGCAAAAGGAGTAAAGAAAGAGCCAAACAGTGTCAGTGCACAGATTGACTATTTGAAACAGCACAGAATACACATCTATCCAAGCTGTGTAAACACAATTAAAGAAATACAACAATGGAAGTGGAAGAAAGATGAGAGAACAAATACTTATCTGGATGAACCAGTTCCATTTTTTGATGATGCAATGGCTATGTTACGTTATTCCATTGAAGAAGAACGAAAACAAAAGCCAAGGTTAAATACAAACGTGAAAGGAGGAATATGATGCGTAAAGAAATTTATAGGATATCGCCAGACGAAGAACTAACAGATGCGAAGTTGAGTCGGTTTATCGCAAGGCATGCTGCAGAAAGCACGTTTCGGTATAAACAATTACAAGATGCATACGAAACAGATTTCCCAATCTTTCACGAAAAACCAAAACCAGAGTGGAAACCCGATAATCGTATTGCTGTAAACTTTGCAAAATACATTGTAGACACAATGAACGGGTATTTCATTGGAAATCCGATCAAAATCATAGTAGATGGTGGAGAGGAAACGATTGAAAAATACATAGAATTCCTCGATCAATATAATGATCAGGATGACAACAATGCAGAATTGTCTAAGATTTGCTCTATTTATGGAAAAGGGTACGAAATGTATTATAACGATGAAGATGGAAACGTCGGAATTATATATTTAGATCCAACAGAAGCGTTTATGATCTATGATGATTCGGTACTTAAACGTGAACGCTATTTTGTTCGGCTATATAGGGATGAGGATAATGTCTTGCATGGAAGTGTATCGGACCAAGAAAAAGTTCGATGGTTTACTATAAAAGGAAAGATTGTTTGGAATGAACAAGAACAATTACATTACTTTAATGGGGTTCCAGCTACGGAATATTGTGAAAATAAAGAGTGCCAAGGAATATTCGAACCGGTGATGTCCATAATCAATGCATTCAACAAAGCAATCAGTGAAAAAGCCAATGATGTAGATTATTTTGCAGATGCATATTTGAAAATTATAGGGACTTTGTTAGGTGAGGATGAATTGAAACATATTAGATCAGACCGTGTGATCAACTTTGATGGAGATGGCGAAAGTGTAATCGTTGATTTCTTACAGAAACCAAACGGAGACACGACGCAGGAAAATTTACTTGATCGATTACAAAATCTGATATTTTTAATTGCCATGGTAGCCAATATTTCAGATGAAAATTTTGGAACAAGTTCGGGCATTGCAATGGCATATAAATTGCAGGGAATGAGTAACCTTAGAAAAACCAAAGAACGAAAGTTTACCTCTGGAATGAATCGAAGATATAAGCTGATTTTTAGCAATCCTGGAAATGCTATGAAAAAAGATGATTGGGTGAAGTTGCATTATAAATTCACACCAAATGTTCCAGCAAACCTATTAGAAGAAAGTCAGATCGCACAAAATCTTTCTGGCGTTGTGTCACAAGAAACACAGCTCGGAGTCTTAAGTGTTGTGGATAATCCGAAGACAGAGATTGAACGTATAGACAAAGAAGAGGAGAAGCCGAGAGATGTAGTGATGCAGCAGATGTTTGGAGACAAGACAGATGAGCAGTAAAAATTACTGGAGAGAGCGAGAAGAACGTCAGAGAAAATTGAATATCAAAAATGAAGCTGAGTATCAAAAGAAATTAGATGATATTTATGCGGATATGCTTGAAAATATAGAAAAGGAGATCAATGGATTCTATGTAAAATATGCGAAATCAGAAGGAATCACGATGGCAGAAGCTAAGAAACGAATTTCAGAGATTGATATTGAAGCCTATGCTAAGAAAGCAAAACGCTATGTAAAGAACAAAGATCTCTCAAAGAAAGCAAATGATGAAATGCGGTATTATAATGCAGCGATGAAGATCAATCGATTAGAGCTGTTGAAAGCTAATATTGGAATGCATTTAGTTGGTGGCTATGATGAACTCGAGAAGATTTTTGGAGACGCATTTACGCAGCGGACAGAGGAAGAAATGCGAAAACAAGCAGGTATTCTTGGAAAGACAATTCAGAACAATGGCGAAAAAACAGAAGTGATCGTAAATGCGTCTTACAAAAATGCAACTTGGTCAGAACGTATCTGGGCGCATCAGTCAATGCTGAAATCAGAGATTGATAAACTTCTTCAAGAAGGATTGATTCAAGGAAAGCATCCAAGTGTACTGGCAAGACATTTAGAAAAACGATTTGGAGTCAGTGAAAGCAACGCAATGAGGCTGATGGTTACAGAACTTGCAAGAGTTCAGACAGAAGCCCAGAAACAGTCGTTTATACAGAATGGCTTTGAAGAGTATGAATACATAGCATGTGAGAAAGCGGATGCATGCAGTCAATGCAGATCATTGGATGGAAAGGTATTTAAAGTCGAGGATATGATGCCCGGAGAAAATGCCCCGCCAATGCATCCGTATTGTCATTGTAGTACAGCGGCTCATATGGATGATAATGATTATGAGAAATGGCTAGATACGTATTCGGAGCATGGACTTGATTTTGAATCGTGGCAGCAGTTGAAAGCACAAAGCAGAAATGATAAAATTCAATTAGATGAAGATGAATTGAGCGCTTTAATGAAATATAAAAGTTTTGAGTCTTATACAATCAATGATCTGCTGAGAAGATGTGAAGACCCACAGAAACTTCCAGAAAAAGATCAACAATTTGTCAGTCATTTAGACTCGGCATTAACGAAAGTGCCACAATACGAAGGGGATTTAGTTAGAGCGGTTGATTTTTCTAGTTATGCAGATTGTGAAGAAAGAATAATAAAATGCGTGGAAGAATTTGTTGAAAAGAAAGAAATCATTATAGATCAATACTGGAGTACATCGAAAGAGGAAGGATATAATGAAGAAGCTAAAATTGTGATTTATATTCAAAATTCAAAGAAAGGAAGGGACATTAGTCAGCTCGGACTAGATGAAAAAGAAGTTTTATATGAACGAAAATCAGGGTTTAAAGTTTTAAGTAAAAAGAAAGTAGATGGAGTTTGGTATATTCTTTTACGAGAGGTATAGATATGGCGTATGAAGATATTTATAAAGGATTAACAGAAGAAGAAAAACAAAGAATGATAAAGGATGACATTCCAAAATTTCGAGTTATAGGAGACGCTAATTTATCGGAAGAAGAGTTGGTACAAGCCGAACAAGATTTAAACAAAATAATTAAAAGACTTCGAAAGAGAGCTAAAAACAAAAAATGATAGAAATAAAAGTGCGTGATCATGAAATCACAGTAGTAGGCCATGCAAATTATGCAGAGTATGGCAGAGACATTATATGTGCATCGGTGTCGATGTTATTGCAGAACCTAGTAAAGTCGATTCATGATCTAACCGACGACAAAATAGAATACGATTTAAAAGCTGGACAGGCTTTTATCAAATACAGGAATTTATCAGAGAAATCGAAAACTTTGATAGATTCCTTTTTTATTGGTATTTGCAGCATTGCAGATGCTTATCCGAATTATGTTCGGATTGTGTAACTATTATGACCGAAAAGTCGTTAAACTAAGTTTTTGTTAGCAATGATCTGGAAGGGACAGATCAGGGCGAAAGGAGCAAATATGGAAAAGCATAAATTATTTTTACAGCTGTTCACAGAAGGAGATGACGGTGGGACCGGAGACGGGAATGGCGATGGATCCGGAACAGATGGTGGAAATAATGAACCAATGTCGTTTGATGACTTCTTAGGCCAGGAAGGAAATCAGGCGGAGTTTGATCGCAGAGTAAACAAGGCAGTCAAAACAGCAGTGACCAACGCAGAAGAGAAATGGAAGGCACTGACTGACGACAAGCTGACTGAAGCAGAAAAGCTTGCCAAGATGACAAAGGAAGAAAAAGCGGAATATCGTGCAAAGAAAGCAGAGAAAGAACTGGAAGATCTAAAAAAGATGAATGCCAGAACTGAACTGGCCAAAACAGCACGAAAGATGTTAGCAGATGAAAACATCAATATTCCAGATGAACTTCTTAGTAATTTGGTAGCAGATGATGCCGAAGGAACAAAAACAGCAGTGGAATCATTTGCAAAAATGTATAAAGAAGCAGTGCAGGCAGCAGTCAAAGAAGCAATTAAAGGAAAACCACCAAAAGCAGGAACTGGCGGTGGAAATACGATCACAAAAGAACAGATCATGGACATCAAGGATCCGATCGAACGTCAGAAGATGATCCGAGAAAATATCAATCTGTTTCAGTAAAGAAAGGAGACAACATGGAAAAATATAAATTAGATCTGCAATTATTCACAGGACCAGACGGAATGACTGGACAGGACAATTTAGATGTAAGAGCAAGGGAAATCGACTTTGTAACATCTTTTGGGAAAAATATTCAGGCGTTATTAGATGTGCTTGGTATTGCAAGGATGATCAGAAAAGAGAACGGAAGTGTTTTAAAAACAAAAGAAGTAACAGGAGAGCTGAAATCTGGAGATATTGGAGAGGGAGAAGAAATCCCATATTCTCAGTACAAAGTAACAGAGAAGGTATTCGATACGATCAAAATCGAGAAATACCGAAAAGGTGTATCTTTAGAGGCAATTGCTGAAAAAGGATATGATATTGCAGTGAACGACACAGACGAAGAATTTAAATCGGATCTTCAGAATAAAGTTAGCGATAAATTCTACAAACAGTTAAAAGCTGGATCATTAACAGGAGCAGAGACAACATGGCAGATGGCAATCGCAATGTCTATCGGAAGAGTAAAAGACAAATTCAAGAAGATGAAAAGAACCGCAACAGGTGTGGCTGTATGGGTTAATACGCTTGATGTGTACAAATATATTGGTGCAGCAGATATCACACTGCAGACAGCGTTTGGGTTTGAATACATGAAGAACTTTTTAGGTGCTGATGTAGTATTTATCAGCTCTGAGATTCCAGAAGGTGTTGTAATTGCAACTCCATTAAACAACATCGTAGCTTATTACGTCGATCCAGGAGACAGTGAATTTGTAAAAGCTGGATTATCTTATACAACAGATCCAACAACAGGATTCATCGGATTCCATGCACAGGGAACCTATGAAAGAGCTATCTCTGATTTATTTGCAATCATGGGCTTACGCCTTTTCTGCGAATATCTAGATGCAATCGCTTATACAAGTGTTGGAAGCCGAGATACACAGACTCTTGGAGAGTTACATCTTACAGCAGTAGAAGGTACAAATGCTGGTGATACAGCGATCACAATGGATGAACAGCTCATGTCTATGAAAAATGCATTTAAATATAAAATAAATGCATCTGCGGCAACAACAGTAACTTACGGCATGGATGTAAAGAACTGGTCTAAATGGGATGGAGTATCAGAAATCGCAGCAGCAAAAGGCAGTCATGTGACAATTGTTGAGTGTGATCGTAACTATAAAGCAGTAAGATCAGGGGATGTAGTGTCCGCTGCGAAAGAATAGTGAGGTGCTGATATGGCTTATGAGGTAGTAAAAGCATTCCATGATCTACAGGATTATAAAGATATTAAAGGCGGCAAAGTGTATCATCACTATGACGTTGGGGATACATATCCAAGACAGGGATTAGATCCAGTGCCAAATAAAACTAGAATCGAGGAACTTCTTAGCAGCGGAAACGCTCAGGGAGTTCCTTTAATTGCGGAAGTAAAGGAGAAAGCGAATGCTGGAAAAGCTTAAGATAATGCTTTGTTTTGAGGATTCCACACAGGACGAAAAACTGATGCTGATCTTAGATTCTGTAGAATCAAGGCTTCGATTGCTTCTTGGCGGCGCAGATCCACCAGATGAGATGGAACACATCATTATCGAAGTAGCGATCATTCGTTTTAATCGCATCGGATCCGAAGGATTGGCAAGTCATAATGTTGAAGGAGAAACACAGTCATATGCGTCCGCAAATGATTTTGCTCCGTTTATGGATGAGATTCGGGCATATTTAGAAATGCAAAAAGATGCAAAACGAGGAAAGTTGAGGTTTCTATGAGATATGATACGACGGTTTATTTCCAGAAACTGATGCAAGGAGAGTATGATCCGGAAACAGGAGATTATAAAGAAGATTCTATACGTGAAGATGCTAAGCAGGCAGCAGTCATGGATACATCAACGCAAATGATGCAGCTTATCTATGGAACAATCAAACAGGGAAGTTTGACGGTTCAGCTACAGAATCATTATGATCATCCATTTAATCGGGTTAGAATTGGAAACAAAATCTATAAAGTTGATCACTCAAGGAAACTTAGGACCAAGCAAACATTTATTGTATCGGAGGTGCAGTGATGAGTGGTATCAAGGTAAATGGGTTAGATCAGTTAAATGCAAAGCTCAGAAAAAACATGGATCTTAACGTAGTAAAGACAGTAGTCAAAAAGAATGGGGCTGATCTTCAGAAAAAAGCACAGAGATATGCTCCTGTAGATACTGGGGCATTAAAGAGAAGCATTGGTCTTAATATCAAAGATGGCGGTTTAACTGCGGTTGTAGCGCCGACAACAGAATATGCAGAATATGTTGAATATGGAACACGTTTTATGGAATCGCAACCGTATGTGCGCCCGGCGCTAGGTGAGCAGAAGCAGATTTTTAAAAAGGATTTAGAAAAGGTAATGAAATAATATGGATCCACAGCAGGAACTATTTACTGCGCTGCTGTTAAAATTAAAAGAAAAATATGAGGATACGGGAATTGGTGTGTATGATACATTCTTACCGCCAGATGGAACCCCGTATCCTTTTATTTATCTTGCTGACAGCACACAGGATGATCAGGCAAATAAAACAACAGTCTTTGGCGCAGTTAGTCAGGTAATCCATGTCTGGCATAACAATCCAAGACAGAGAGGAACACTATCGAAGATATTGCTAGAAATCAAAGATATCTGCTACAAGATCGGAGAAACAAAGAATTTTGGTTGGGGTCTTGTAAGAGTGAATCAAAGAGTCCTCTCAGACGCAACAACAAAAGAACCCCTAATGCATGGGGTTTTAGAATTAGAATTTACATTTAATTAGGAGGTAGCAATGTTAGATTTACAGCTTTTTGGAAATGAAGCGGTACAAGGTAAAAAGATTGTTTATCTGTACCGAATTTTATCAGAAGCACCAACACAGAGTGGTACAGCATTGGCATTCACAACAGAGAATGGCCGTACTAAATCGAAAGATGCTGATTCTACTGCGACAAAGGATGGTTCTATCAGAACACCTGGTGCTGCAGAAGTGGAAATCACAGCGACATCGATTTTGAAGAAAGGTGATGAGCTAATTAATAAATTAGAGAAGGCACTGGATGACGACGCGTTGATCGAAATCTGGGAAGCAAATTTAGCAGAGCCAGCGGAAGCAGGAAATAACAAGTTCAAAGGAACGTATTTTCAGGGATATTTAACAGAGATTGAATACACAGCTAATGCAGATGAGTTTGTAGAAGTTTCCTTAACGTTTGGTATTAACGGAACAGGTGCAGACGGAGATGTAACTGTGACAACACAGCAGCAGGAACAGGCATATGCATTCGTAGACACACCAAAAACAGGAGCTTAGGAGGATATAACATGTACGAATTACAGATTAATCAGTCAACTTACGAGTTTAATTTTGGCATGGGATTTATGAGAGCGCTAAATAAAACTCTCTCTGTTCCAGTAGAAGACATTAAAGGGAAAACAAAAGAGATTGGAATGCGATATAAGATTGCAGAAGTGATCGATGGAGATATTGAAGCATTAGAGGATGTTCTTTTGATTGCTAATAAAGGATTTTTACCTAGATTAGAAAAGAAAGAATTAGATAAGTTTATTGAAGATGAAACAACAGATCTTGATGAACTGTTTAAGTCAGTATTGGGTTTCTTAGAGAGTGCAAATGTTACCAAGAAAACGACACAGGAGATTCAAGATGCGATCAAGGAACAGAAACAGGAGAAATAAAAGATTTCGAAGAACAGTACCGGGAGATAGCAATTGACTGCTTCCGGTATTTTGGTTTTACATCATTTGATCAGGTGGATCAGCTGACGATCGCGCAATATGAGATCATGGCTGAAGCGGCAAGATTAAAAGAAGTAGATAAAGACTATCGAAACCATCTGCAGGCATTTCTTAATTTTGCTGTACGAGCAAAAAAGAAAGCAGGAAAGAACAAACAAAGGCCTGTCTATCCGACATTTAAAAAGTTCTATGACTATGAAGATGCGATTGAACAAGCAAAGCAGAAGAATAAACCAGACAGATTTGAAAAGATGAAGAGATTGTTGAGAAGGAGGGAGAGCTGATGGCAGAAACATATAGTATTGAAGCAATATTGACGGCAAGAGATGCTGGTTTTGAAGCCGGAATGAAAGCAGCTCAAAAATCGACACAATCCTTAGGTGCTGTTTTAAAAAAAGGAATCGGTTTCGGAGCAATGATGGCGATTGGAAATAAAGCCGTATCCGTAGTTACCTCTGGACTTTCTGAAATTGTTAGCGGTTTAAATGAATCAAGTGCTGCATGGAAAACGTTTGAAGGCAATATGGAAATGAATAATCATTTACGAAAAGAGATTGTCAGCACTAAAAAAGAACTACAAAAATTTGCAGAACAGACAATTTATAGTTCTTCAGATATGGCTTCTACATATGCGCAATTAGACGCGGTAGGGACAAAAAGCACGACAAAACTTGTAAAAGGATTTGGTGGTTTAGCCGCAGCGGCAGAAAATCCACAGCAAGCAATGAAAACTTTATCTCAGCAAGCAACTCAGATGGCCGCCAAGCCTAAAATACAATGGGAAGATTTCAAACTGATGGTTGAACAGACACCTGCGGGTATTGCAGCTGTTGCAAAAACGATGGGGAGATCCACACAGCAGCTAATCAAAGATGTTCAGGATGGTAAAGTAAAAACCGAAGATTTCTTTGCAGCGATTGCTAAGACAGGAACAAATAAACAGTTCACAAAACTTGCAACAGAATATAAAACTGTTGGGCAGGCAATGGATGGATTAACAGAGACAGCAGCAAATAAATTACAGCCAGCGTTTGATAAAGTATCCAGCATTGCAATTAAAGGAGTAAGTGATGTAACAAATCTTTTGGATGATGTTGATGGCAATAAAATAGCAAGCAAGATTGGTAACTTTGCAACAAAGGCAGGAAAATACTGGTCTGTTTTCAAGACAGATGCAAAAGAAATAGGACAAGCGTTCGGATCAGCAGTAAGTGCTATTGGAAAAAGCATGGGAGAATTGAATGGATCATTTGGCTCTGCAAAATCTGTATCTGGATTTAAAAGCATAATTGGTGAAATTACCGGAGGGTTAAAAAGTTTTGCTGGATTTTGTGAAGATCATTCAGATGCAATTGCATCGCTGATAACGCAATTACCAAAATTATTAGTAGCTTACAAAGGTTTTAAAATTGTAAAATCAGTTGCACCAGCGGTACAAACATTTGGATCTGCAATTACTAAATTAGCAGGAAAAGGGATTGCCGCAATTGCAGGAAAACTATTTGGTATTGCAGTTGGAGAAAAAGCAGTTGGATCAGCAAGTATGGAAAGTTATAGGCAAACAATGCAAGCAGCAAAAGCGTTCATGATGCTTGGAGTTGGAGTACTGACAATAGCTGCAGGTTTTGGAATTATGGCTGGATCTGCTATTGCACTTGCTAATTCCGGAGGCGTAGCAATTGGAGTTATGATTGGTATGGTTGGTGCTTTAGCATCGATCGGACTTGGACTGACAGCAATGTTAAAAAGTGTATCGGTTGCACCGGCACAACTATCTGCTACATCAGTTGCATTTTTAGCAATGGGCGCGGCAGTCGTATTAGTTGCAGCCGGACTAACGATCATGGCGGCGGCAAGTATTGCACTTGCAAATGCAGGTACACCAGCGATCGCCTGTATGGCAGGAATGGTTGTAGCTGTTGGAGCGTTAATGGCGATTGCAGGAGCCGTTGGGACAGCAATGATAGCGGGAGCCGTTGGGTTTATTGCATTTGGTGCAGCAATTGTACTTGTTGGCGCGGGGGCATTATTAGCGGCAGCATCGTTAGCAGTTGTTGCAGGAGTTCTTCCAACAGTAGTGCAATACGGAACTGCAGGAGCTGTGGCAATAGCATCACTTGGAGCAAGCATGATTGTATTTGGAGCAGGAGCAGCAGTTGCTGGAGCTGGATGTATTGTACTTGGAGCTGGATTACTAGCGGTTGGAGTTGGAGCTACGACAGCAGGAGCCGGGCTTTTAATACTTGGAACATCGCTTACAGTAACAAGTACAGGATTTACTGCATTTGGAAATGTTATCAAAACTGTCGTTGGCGCAATCAGCGGAGGGCTTCGAAGTGTACTTGATGGAATTTCGGGTGTGATCAAGTCTGTTGGAGAATCTGCGAAGAATGCAGGAACTGGATTTAAGAGTGTAGCCGAAGGAATCAAGATGATTTCCGGATTATCGATAGAATCTATTGCAAAAAGCCTTGGGGCAGTAGCAATCGGGATTGGAAAAATCTCTCGTAAAGGCTCCGACATACAACAGACTGCAAATGGCATGAAGACCCTATCAGCAGCATCAACATCTGTAAATTCAAGTTTTGGATCCATGGGAGCGAAAGCAACATCAGCGCTATCTGGAATCAAAAAATCAATGTCCAGTACGGCCAATGCTGCAAAATCATCTGGAAAGAAGATGGGAAGCGGGTTCACCTCTTCCATGCAAAGTGGATTCAGCAAAGGACCAGGTATTGCCTCAAAAGCTGTATCTAGCACAAATTCAAGATTACGTTCAGGACGATCTGGAGCATACAGTGCAGGTGCTTATATCAGTCAAGGGTTTGCACAAGGAATGAGTTCATGTCTGGGACAGATCGAAGCCGCAGCATCCAGAATGGTATCAGCAGCAGAAAAAGCGATCAGGGCAAAAGCTCAGATCCATTCGCCATCCAGAATGACGAAAAAAGATGGTCGTTACATAGCGGCGGGTCTTGCAATCGGTATCAGAAATGGTATCAGCAGCGTGAAATCTGCAAGTAAAACTTTAGCAAAAACAGCGATAAACACAATGAAGAAAGCAACAAAATCTCGTAAATACGAAGATGCAGCAAGTAATGCGATCGATAAATACAAGACATCAATGAACAATAAGGTGTCCAGCATTACAAAATCTTTAAACAATAAGATCAATGCAGGTATCAAGAAGCTTAAGAAACAACATCCGAAATTGAAAAAAGCTTATACGAAGGTTGGAAAAATTCTGAAATCCGATATGAGCAAAACAATCAAAAAACAAGGTCAGAAAGCGATCAACGCAGCAGATAAGGCATTAACAGCTCTTGGAAAGAAGTACCAAGAAAAATACGATGCGATTGTCGCAGATCGGGATAGCTATAAGAGTAAATTGGTTGATTATGGAGATCTTTTTAGCTCAGATAGTTATGGGTTTATTTCTATTGTGGACTTTAAAGCACAGAAAAAGCAGGTCGAACAGCTTGCAAAAAATATGGGGAGACTTAAAAAGGTGCTTCCGTATGATCTCATGAAAGATATCCAGAATCTTGATACTGCACAGGGTCTGAAATATACAACAGAACTGTTAAAGAAAAGTGATGCGTGGTTAACACAATATGGAAAAGATTATACAGCTTTTATGAATACAGCTAATTCTAGTGCAGAAGCATATTATAAGCCTTATATTGATCAGATTGATAAAGATTATAATAGCGCAGTTACGAGCGAATTGAATAAGCTGAAAACAAAAATGAATACAATTGCAAAAGAAGCAACTGCAGGTTTTGTGAAGGGGCTAACATCTAAATCTAACAAGAAAGCCTTAAATAAGGCGGCAAAAGATTTGGCTAATATCCTCACAAGGGCAGTGAAAGGAAAACTAAAAATCCACTCACCATCCCGTGTCCTGAAAGCCCTAGGTGTTTTTGTTGTAAAAGGATTTGTCAATGGAATTTCTTCTATGGGTAATACACTGGATAAAACGATGAACAATATTATAACAATTCCAAACTTTGATAATCTTGCGATTGCAGGAGACGTTGGCGGTAGTCTTAGTAGTGATTATGACTACTATGCACAAGCAGAGTATACGATTGTTGTTCCAGTTGATCTCGATGGCAAAGAGGTTGCAAGAGTAACAGCTCCATACACAGAAGCAGAGCTAAGCAAACGGCAGACAAGACAGAACAGAAAATTAGGAAGATTGTAACAGGAGGCGCATATGCAATACAAATTTATAGATATCTATGATTCACAAGATGAGATTGCATTGCCTTCTGAAGCAATGAATTTCAATGGAAAATTTCTTGAAAATGAGATTCTGGGGTATAGGACACTATATGTTAGTGGAAGGGAATCTCTTGCTCCTGAATTAGAATTTTTTGACCGAACCAGAAGACACGGTAAAGAGGTTAAGGGAAGACGATTCACAGAAAGAGTGATTACGGTAGGATATCAGCTGATGAGTCCTACCGCTTTTGATTTCCGTCTGGCTTATAATAAGATGGCTCAGATTTTAAATGTGGATTCTGCAAGGATTGTATTTGCAGATGAACCAGATAAATATTTCACTGGAACACTTACTTCGATTGGAGATGTAGATCCTGGAAGATTATGTATTACTGGAGAATTAGAATTTACATGTGCTGACCCATTCAAATATTCGATAAAGGAAAAAGCATATAGTTTATCTAAAAAAACAGAGATCTATTATGAAGGGACACAAGAGTGTTTCCCAAAAATACAATGGAAAATGAAAAGTAATGCTGGATATGTTGCAGCATATAAAAATGATGCGCAAACAATCATACAGATCGGAAACGTATCAGAACAACAAGGGTCTGGAAATACATTTCAAACTGGAGATATTATTACGGCACAATGTGAAGACGCAAAAATTTTTGTGAATAATAGGGAATCAGAAACACTTGGAGCACTAGGGAATACATGGGAGAGTTTTTATTTATCCCCTGGAGAGAATACGATCGGAGTATTGACGTCAAATTGGAGTGGGATTCCAGAAGCCCAATTATTAGTGAGGGAGGTGTGGTTATGATATTGTATTTTGCAAATCGTGAATTAAACATTATAGGGAAAACCTCAACTAAGCTGCCAAAAGGAAGTGTTATATCAAATGATAAAAAAACAGAAGATATTGAAACAATGGCAACATCTTTTGAATGCGATGTATCATATACAGCATCGGATCAGAGGAATATTGAGATTTGCACAACACCAGGGAACTATATTTTGCGGAAGACAGAAAATGATGAGGATATAATGTTCCAGATCATAGATTCTGAGAAAGATGACGACTCTATGACTTGGCATATCTATTGCGAAGATGTTGGAATGGAATTATTAAATGAAGTTGCATTAAAAACAGAAGAAGCCAAGTCCTGGACAGCAACGCAAGCAATATCAAATACAATTATAGGAAGTGGATATGAGATAGGAATCAATCGGAGTGATAGTACCCAGAAACTTTGTGAATTTTCAGAGCAGACAAGATCAGAAAGGTTAAAAGACATTGCTGATTTATTTGCTATCGAAATTGATTATCGCTTCGATTTGAGCAGCGATGAAAAAACGGTATCACACAAATACATTGATATATACAAAAAAAGAGGTGAAAGTAAGGGTGTAATACTGAGAAAATATATTGATTTTGACAAAATAACTGTTTCAAAATCAATACAGAATTTGGCAACATCGTTATACGCATATGGTGCTGTAGATACGTCCGGAGTAGCAATAACGTTAGAAGGGTATGCATATGATGATGGCGATTTTGTCATTGCACAACAAGAATTTGATGATAGAAACGGGGACGGAATACCGGATAAAGGATACTGTTTACAATCCAGAAACGCTCTTGAAAAATGGGGAAGGTGTATCGATGGGACAAAAAGGCATATAACGAAAATATACAATCTCGATACAGTTGATCAGAAGACATTGTTCGAAGGAACGCTGAAAGAATTAAAAGCAATTTGCGATATCGCAACAAATTATGAATGTGATATATCAAATACGACCAAAAGCATATCACTTGGAGACACGATTAATATGGTGGATGAAAGTGCTGCATTATTTTTATCATCAAGAGTTTTAAAGATAGAAACCTCTGTAGTAGACAAAACAAAGAAATTGACTCTGGGTAAGTACTTAATCAAGAGTAATGGAATTTCAGACCAGACGAGACAAAATATCACACAGATTATTACGACGGTTATCGGAAGCAGGGTTCAAGAGATGTCTGCGGATGACGTCAGAAGTATATGCGTGTAATGTAAAGGAGAAATATGATATGGCATTAATGGGAGAAGAAGCTTTAAAAGAAGTCTGGAATATGATAAAAGGAAAAATCTCAGAAGAAAAGCAAATGTATAAATGGGTTTTTGCAGATAAGAACTGTACAATGTCAATATTTCGCCAAATGAACATTTGTAATATCAGGGTGACCGCTAAAAATGACCTATCAGGCTTCGAGCTAAAATTGCCGGAAGGTTTTTATCCGGATAACGAAATTAGCGATGAAAATGGAATATCAATCGCAATAAATGGAGCTACAAGTGTAAATATATCTTCTGGGAAGACAACTTCATTATCCTATAGCACGTCAAATTTTCTGCCAGATGAAAGCTATAAAATGTAGGGAGAACTGAAATATGATAACGATTGATAATGATTTAAGGACAATAAATATACCTTCTGACACTAGATTGCTTGGAGTGGTAGGTGATAAGGATGTAAATACATTAGAATTTGAAATGCCACGGAGATATAAAGGGTTAGATCTGTCTGAGTATGAAATACAGATAAGATATAAAAATATTGAACGAGGAAGATTAAGATATATGGAAGGTGAATATGATCCACCTAATATTGTTTTCAACGATGAAAAAATTAATTTTTATTGGGTAATCGGTAACGATGCCTGCAGCTATCGTGGAATAACAGAGTTTTCAATATTTTTGGAAAAAGATAACTGTAAATTCAATACCAGATGGGCAGCACTTCCCGTTTTTGAAAAACAATTTCCAGAAGTAGGACACACAGTGAAGGATAACGAATTGGTAGAAATTGATGTGGATGAGATGAAATTTAGTGTTGAAGATGAAATACTTATAATGTCTCGAAAATAGGAGGTAAAAATGAAGAAAACAGTAAAAGGATTTGTGGATTCAGAAGGAAATGAATATCAGTATAAAGATGAAATTGCCCGTTCACAAAATCAAAATTTAGAAGAAGAGATTAACAGTAATAAAACTTACATGGATAAAGTTAAAACCGAATTAAAAAATGATAATAAAACATTGAATGGAAGAATCGATACTATACTAACAGGTGCTGTAAATACAACAAAACTAGTAACAGTACATTCGGCAACTATTAGAAACAACAGCGCCAGCGACCTTACATTTAAAATTAGTAGCAAAGACAATGAAACACTGAAAAGCATAAAGGATAAATCACCCACAGTTATAAATGCTAATGT